AAAGTATAGAACTGTTGCTATCGTCGAAAATAACAACCGGTTGTAATGCCGTAACCTCCTGCACTGGTCTAAAACATATCTGTCCCAGATCGTCAAGTTCGTACTCGTACTTTGCATTACTGCTCAGATCTTTCAGGAACGTTAGCCAGTTGTCGTCCGTATTAGAAACGAAATCCACTTCCAATTTCTTATTGTCTGTGCACTCTATCACCGGCGCCCTCGCATGCGACTTGGTTAGTGAGCACACATTGTCCATTATCGGTTCACCCTTCCGTATGGAAAAGCCAAGTGGGGGCGGATTTTCTTTCAACTCGATAAGCGGTGTATACGCATCTACAGATACGCTTTTTGCCTTACCATCAAACTCTTCTGATGGTGTCTGAACCATATGCGTCCCCAATGGAAACCGTTCACGTATCCCATTTTGAATTGTGACGAGGTATGTCCTTATGTAACATTCCCCAATACTCTCTGATAAATCAAAAGACGCTGAGCCAAGTGTATCAGCATCAGCGTCCCTCGATATTGTTGCACCCATCTTCACGTTCATAAGCCGTTCGGTATCCCGCCATGTCGCAGGATCGACAATGTAGTATTCGTATGTCTGCTGCATTGGTTTTGTCCAATCAGGCATATCACTTACCCCCTTCGACTCGTGTTACACTGAACTGTACCGGTGTAGTTAACTCGCAATGTGTCTGGCTGTATGATACAGAAATGCTTGCCCAGTAACCTGTACCGGACGGTTCTCTTACATATACGTCGTTAAGCCATCTTGTAAGCTCCCGGATCATCGAAAGCGTATCTTTATCATTGTGCGGTATGACTACATTCCAGTTCGATGTATGCCCTATCTGTGTTCCGTAATAGCTAACAGGATGCTCTCTACCAGCATATTCGAGTAACTCTGTATCTGGATTAAAGCTATCTGAGATGTCAATATTATAAGGAAGTCTGAGCATCTTGCATGTCCATGCAGGTTCCTCCAAAGCATCCCCATCTCCACCCGAAGCATCATATGATCCCCACTGTTCATCCCACTGGATTATTACAGCAGTTTCTCCGACATCTTCTGCTACATCTGCATAACTGACTACCCCCGTGTTCTGATCTATTGCAATTATCCTGTAACTTGCCGTGTCAAGAGCCGGATGCTGGTCTGGCACTGAAATACCCATTGTATTTGCTACGCCTGTTTCTATTTCCGTAAAGGTGCCGTCAAACTCTCTTCTGTACACTGATAACAATACATCGACTGCAAGTTCTTCGTTCTCATCAACGCACCATGGACTGATAATTGCCGTGAGTGTTTCTGGGTCGATTACTATTGACGCATCTGGGGATAACTTGTTTTCTTCCCATTCCACAGTCATTTCTATGGTATCTGTCGCAGTAAGCCCAGAATCTAATGCTACAACACAGTTGATCGTATAAGTATGACCACTTTCAAAATCTATGTTGTTAGCGCTCAGTGTAATGGCAGTTCTGTTGTCGTCATATTCTACACCGTCCTTGGATGTCTGCGGAGTTCCACTGTAATACTTATTGAATATCACATCCCCTGCATATACCATTTTGAAGTTACCCAAGTTGTCCATTGTCTGGTATGTATCATTTGATGATATTGTCACGCTCGCACTTATGAGTTTCTGTGTATCAGGCTGAGTTGTACATTCAAGTACTATTGGGAACGATGTGATCTCAGTGATTGGTTCATTATTCTTATTACTTAACGTAAGCTGTACTGTTGGCTGTACATACACTTTCACTTCTCTGGTTATTGACCAGTCGCCGTATTCTCCGGTAACACCTGCTGTTCGGATTGACCATTTTATCACTGTGTCTTTCGTATAGTTCTTTGTATCTATGGTATAAACACTGTTTGTATTGTCCTTGCCAATATATTTGTCCAGGTTTATTGTCGGCTGTGATACACCATCGATACTCAAATTAAGCTGCGCATGTGACTGGTCTGACCCATCCTCTGAATTCTGAACCCAATAAAGTAAGATCTTCTCGCCTATACCTAACACAGTCTTATTTGACCATGTTGTTGGGGCAGATGGTTTGGTTCCTAGAGCAACTGTATATGTTCCCGTCGTCCAGTTTGATGAGCCGGCACTATTAGTTACTCTGACTCTGAAATAATACCTTGTTCCTGTTGTAAGCCCTGTTATCTCGGCATGATTTACATTTGCATCAACGGATGTAGAACTTACCGCATTAGAACTGTCAAAGTACTCTTTCTTTTCAGTGTATTCTATTTCATATTTCTCGGCCTGTGCGACCTTGTCCCAGCTTATGTATGCTGATGTTTCTGTAAGAGCTTTTACACTCGTGATCTTTTTTATCTTACCTGGTGCAGACTTTGTATCATATGTCCATTCGCCCCATTCACCGGTTATACTTGTCTTCGAGCTCACTACATTGATGGCTCTACATCTTACATCATAGCTACAGCCAGCATCCACAGTGATCGTTATTGATGCCTTGGATGCTTTTACCTCTGCTGTAACTATCTTTGCTTTTTTCTTATCTTTGAGTATATAGAATGACACTTTATCACACTTAGAATCTGTGATGTTGTCGATGCTTGCTGTGAGCTTGTACTGGTCTATGGATACCGTAGGTGCCCCTAGAGTCTCCGGGTTGTTTACTCCCTCGACGCTTCGTATAACCGATACAGCATCCCCAGTCCAGTAACTCTTAGTTACCTGTTTTGTGGTCTTTCCAGATTTTACATTTTCCTTATACGTTTTAGACACCGGTTTGACCACACATTTCATTCTTATGGCATTACTTGGAGGGGTGTACGTGGCGTTCTTGACTTTGACATCCGATGCACCGCCATCAAACCACACCCCATCTCCACTACTGTAATACCAATGCACACTGTAATGGTCAGTATTTGCAATGGGTATCAGTGCTTTCTTTCCATTATCAGCATTCTTGAGGTGTTTCATAGATACCGTACTATTCAGGTTCTTTGTACCTGATTTATTCTTGCCTAACCTTGCATTGTTACCTTTTATATCGGCAACCTTCCACGTATCATTCTTCACATCTGAACTGACCTTAACACCATTGGTGAACTGCACGATCTCCGACTCGAGATAATCAAAAGATACAACAGAACCCACGAGAACATATTTGGACTTGGTATAAACCTTAGGCTCTGCAAACTCCCATGTAGCAAAATATGTATTATCGGTCCCAGTCTGTTTGGTAACCTTGAGGTTTGTGACTTTCTTACCCATGCTTATGCCCTCCTCTCCACTACAGCTGCTCGTACTAACTGTTCGACAACAGACGCGATATTGCTTCCGTCGTCATAAGTTATTCCGTTCACGTTATATGTATTTCTAGGAGTCTGATTTATTCGCTTTGACAACCTGTCTATAGCTTCAATAACATCAGAATTTCCATTTTGATTATTCCTACGCTCAAGTAGCGCATCCACTGAACCGGATCTAAGTCCTGTGAAAATCTGTGGGTTTTTGTTGAGCATATTATTAATTGCATCCATGCTACTTGTCACATTACCCATATCGACTACAGGTGTGATTGTTGGCT